AACGACTGCCTTATATAGCGAGCATAGAAAAAGTACGCGAGGACATGCTTCAATCCCTCGTAGAAATATTGCGTGGAATTATAAGTATATGTCCCGCCATTCAGGAGGGCAGCATTTGCCGTCGTCGTGGGATTCTGAACGATATCCTGGTAGAACTCGAAGCCGAGAATCTTCTGTAAATCCTCTACCTGAACCTCCTCGGCGATCTGAGAGAATTCGGGTTGCGGGAAATTCGGCGATATAGGTTTAATCGTTTGCTGATCTGAATATGTCCATAAAAGTTCGGCCATTATTTGTCCTCCTTTTTTAATGGTATTGCGAGCGTCATATTCCCTCCCTGTTCATCCCTGATTCCGAGCTCGAGGGGCTCAATCTCCCATGTTTGCCCCTTGGCTGCGTCGGTGTGCCAATTGAGGAACATCTCGACGAATGATTCAGAGATAGTCTTCCGCAGTTCTCCCGTCATTTGATTATAGAACGAGGAGGCCTGAAACAGTGCCTCTCCGGAGGTCGTCCCCAGTTTGCCGTCTTCATAATCGATCAGGATCTGGGGTATGGCATGGTAGGCCTTTCTGATATTATTGATCACAGATTTTTCGTAAGTCTCGAAAATCTTATCGTTGATATTTTGCTCGATCTTTTCGACGGAGATATTCTCCTCCTTATTGAGCGTGCCGTCGTCATTGAACGTTCCGGGAAGTATCATCGATGAGAGCTGGTGCCCTCCGCCGATCATTTTATCCATTTTGTCCTGAAAGTCTTTGGCGTCCTTCTCGCTCTCAAACATCGAGTGATGTATGATATATTTCATGAAGAACCCGCGCCTCAGTTCTCCATTTTTAAAACGGCTGATCTCCTTTTCCGTATCTGCGTCATAGAGGACGGGGTCGATTGGAGCCAAGGGGTAGAGGAAATATTCATCGAGGAAATTAAAATAGACCTGTCCTTTATATTCGCTGTGAGATCCCGCCTTCTCGATCTGAGCCGAGATCACGGCCTCGCGGGGGTTCCATACGTTCACCTTGAGGAAATCCTTCTTATTGACTTTATTGGATTTCGAGCGGTCCCAATTATCATAAATGACGACCATTCCGGAATAATCCTGAGAGTCTTTCAATCCGAATCGGCAGTGCTTGAAATTCGTGTGCGCCAGGGCTGTGGTCTTCAGGTTCCCATCGAATTGAGCGCGGACGTAATATCCTGCATAGAAGGCCGTGGAGACGGCTATCTGACGCAGGAGTTTGAAGGCCGTGATCGGCCTCTCATAGCGGTCTTTTCCTACAATAATTTTGTTGAGTGATTCTTCCTTAAAACCTTGGCCGATTAAAAAGCGTGAGAGCATTCCCGCCGAAGACTTGGCAGTGACCGACCCATTAATGAGCCGTTCCATTTCTCGAAGGGTAGGCATTGTCTATGTCATACTTTTCGATCCCTTCGGCCTTGACCGATTTTGACGACAAACGGCTCGGGCAGTTCTGAGAGTAAAATCCTCCTTTGCTCTTGCATTGTATATCATTGCTCTTTATTCCGGTTTTTCCTTTGCCTTGGCCTCTGCCTCCTCGATCAATTTAACGAGCGGGGCGGTATCGGGAGCATGGAGTTTAGAGGCCTCGATTTTTGCCTCCTCAAATTTTCCGAGTTCGATGAGCCCCTCGACGGTTTTCTGTACCTTCGTCCGTTTTCCTTTATATGCAGGCTTCAGTCCTGCCTCGCGCTCCGCCTCTTTGGCCTCGGCTTCCTTTTTCTTCTTCTCTTCCTCGGCTACCTTCTCCTCCTCGGTCTGAGGCTTCGCCTCCTCCTTTTTCTCCTCCTTTTTGGCTGCCTTCTCGGCCTTCTCGACGGCCTTGGCTATCTTCCCGAGGAATTCCTCCCTCGTTTCCTCGCTGAGGATTTTCCCTGCCTCCTTCTCTGCCGATTCCAGATCGCCGGCCTCAATCAATAGGGCGACCCTCTTCTCGACGGCCTCGTCCTTGACGGCGTCCTGTGCCTGGATGTTGGCCTTCCTGCCTTCGAGTTTCACCTCGAGGACTCTGCGCTCGCGCTCATTGATAAATTTATTCTCTAAGGAGGGATATTTCTTCACGGCTGCCCGGGCGATCTTATCCGTGAGCGTATTGTTATTATAATGAACGCCATTAAAATACAGGAGGCGTCCGGATTTCAGTACAAATTCTTTGTCGAGATATTGCTCGAGGCGTTCCATTTTAGCGTGATTTTAATTTATTATAGTATCGTTTATGATCGTTTTCGCACATTGTGTGCTCCAAATTATAATAATTTTTGCACAATTGCAAAAGGGTCATTATTAAATCATGATCGCCCTTTACCTCGTCGAATGAATACGTGAGCAAAATCTCGCGTTTCTTTTCATCCGAGACGTTCGATCTCCACAGCATTATTCGAGGGCAACGAGAGCCGCCTTCGTGGTGGCATAATCGGTGTCCCAAAATATATAACGGCTGTATTTCTCTGCCTCGCCTTCGCGAGAAGTCAGTTCATACGTCGGTATTCCGTTATTGTCGAGAGCCCTCCATGAGCCCGAGGATTTGTGCAATCCTGTCTCCAATCCGAGAATTATGAAACAGCCTTCCGTCTTCGGTCCCTTCAATTCCCAAACGATCACGACGTCGTCCATTTCGTCCATCTGTTTCACGGCATCTGAGTCGCGCTCATAAGGCTGAATAGAGGAATAATGCGTGAACAGATCGGGGAGGTTATCGGCAACGACGGCGTCCCACCCTGCGTTCATCTCCTTTTTGACCGCCGTAATCGGGAATGCAGTCTCCGCAACAACGGGAGCAATCGCAGTTATCAGGGCTGCGTTGCCAACGTCAGGGGTAAAGGTGAAATCGCTACGATTCAGGAGCCAACCCTTAACCTCGAGACCGGCGGCGGGAACGTTCGTGCAGGTATTTAAAATTACCTGAGTGATCTTTTCTAAACAGGCCATATTATTCTATTTAAAAGTTATTAATTCTCTTCTCTTCCAGGCCTCCGCCTCGGCTTAATAAGCCACTGCCGCCATATAGTCCTCGAGCAATTTGCAGTCGATATAATAGGCCACGTCTGAATAATGTTTCTTATCCGTGCGGTCGTAGAACATGTCGAGTTCCTGGAAATTCCCCTCGTCGCTCGTTCCTATCGGAATGTTATTGATCGGGGTCAGGAGCATCCGGTGAGGGTTGTAATACTTGACGGTCGTATCGAAATAAGCCCGTATATTACGATCCCAATCATAGCGCACCACGATAGGAATTCCGCGATACGTCCACTTGGTCGTCCCTTTTCCCTCTTCTGTCCTTTGCAGGGTGAAGGCGAGGGATTTGTCCTCCATATAGTCCTGCCAGTTTTTGAACAGGCTGTCGGTCATTTGATAGACCAATCCTCCTGCCTGACGGGCGCGGGTGTCGATATTATTATACAGCGAGCGCATGGCGAGAAGGGCACGATCGGCGGCGAGGTTATCCTGAGCGGCATAATTCACTCCCGCGTTCTCATTGATCGTGTAGCGGGGAGTATCTCCCGCAGCCACTTCGGTGAATAGCTGAGGCCACAGCCCGTCGATCATCGTGAAATACAGAGCCGAAACGCCGTCGGTAATATTTCCTCCCGCCGCGACATTGTCCTCGGTGGTATCTCCGAGCGAGGTGATCCGCAGAATAGACTCCAAGGTGGCGTCCATGATCCTGTCGGCCATGAATTCGCGTTGCCCGTCTTCCATATCCTCCCACGTCGCGAGGGCGGATTGTGCCCTCTTCCACATTTTGAAAAGTTGGTCGATATCCTCCTGACAATGCGTCAGCCTGAAATTAATCAGTTGAGGCGTCCAGTATTTCTGTGACGTATCGATGGTTTTCGTCTCCGCATTCACATTACAGGAGCCGAGGGACTTCTTCCCTACCAGGCCGATCAGTCCGTAGAACGGTATCTGCGTTTGCATTTGAATTCCGGTGGCCACGATATGTGACTCCTCGAGGGTGGGCTTCGCGTAAACCTTTTCGAATACAGCCTCAGAAACTTCGAGGGCTTCCTGTGGATTCAGGGTCAGGGATGAGAGATCGATTAAACTTGCCATGATATTTTGTTTTTATGGGTTTATTGTTGTCTGTAAATTATACGCCTGTGATAGGTTTTCCGAGAGCCTTCCGCTCGCCCTTTTATTCTCAGTCTTCGGAACGCCGTCCGGGCCGAATCCCTCGAGATCCGATTTGACCTGTGATTTAAAATTCTTGACTTCCTCCTGCAATGCCTCGACGGCTGTTTCCGTTGCCTTGGCTGAAGCCTGAGCGTCCGCGAGTTGCTGTTTCAGGTCTTCATTCTCCTGTTTCAGGGCTTCCATTTCCTCGTCTTCATCGCCTCCCTCTGCGGGATTCATCGCCGTGAGCGTTCCCGCCTCAAAAGACCCATGTGGATCCGTCAGGCATAGCAAACTCACCATCAGGGGTGCCTCCGCCTTCTATCGTGGCGGTCATTCCGACCGCAATCTCTTCAGGGGTCTCTACCTGATCTCCGAAATCCAAGACCGTGCCGTCGGCGGTGGTCGTGGTGAGCATATTCGTGGCCTTGTTTCCTTTGAGGATAGCCTTAATTTTTTTAATCAGGGAGTTATGTTCCTTTTTCGTATTGACTTTTCGAGT